AAAATCGATACTGGAAAAACTCTAACTCGGTGGCCAGTTTTTGTTGACCACTTCATTAAGCATCACACGGCTGATGGCGTTGAAGATGGCATTTCAATCTGCTACTTCAAACCATACTCGCAAGGCCGTGCTCGCTGGCAGGGTGACACAATCCACGGCGTGTGGTTTGACGAAGAACCACCATACAGCATTTATGGCGAAGGCCTTACCCGTACCAACAAATACGGGCAATTCTCAATTCTGACGTTTACCCCGCTGATGGGGATGTCTGATGTCGTTACCAAGTTCCTGAAGAACCCCAGCAAGTCGCAGAAAGTGGTCAACATGACCATCTATGACGCTGAGCACTATACCGACGAGCAGAAAGAGCAAATCATCGCATCCTATCCCGAGCATGAGAGAGAGGCGCGTGCTCGCGGTATTCCTACGATGGGTAGTGGTCGAATCTTCCAGATACCGGAAGAGACGATTAAGTGTCAGCCATTCGAGTGTCCTGATCACTTCTACGTAATTGGCGGGATGGATTTCGGATGGGATCACCCGCAGGCGCAGGTTCAGCTTTGGTGGGATAAGGATGCAGACACAATCTACGTTTCACGCGTGTGGAAGGCGAAAGAAAAAACAGCCGTTCAGGCGTGGGGAGCCGTTAAATCATGGGCGCATAAAGTGCCAACCGCATGGCCTCATGACGGAAACCAGCACGAGAAGGGCGGCGGTGAGCAGCTTAAAGGGCAGTACGCGGACGCTGGTTTTATGATGTTGCAGGAGCATGCGACATGGCCTGATGGCGGTAATGCTGTTGAGCCTGGAATCACTGAATTGCGCGACATGATGCTTGATGGTCGCTTCAAAGTATTCAACACCTGTGAGCCATTCTTTGAGGAGTTTCGCCTCTATCACCGTGATGAAAACGGGAAGATCGTCAAGCTTAACGACGACGTTCTCTCAGCCGTTCGCTATGCATACATGATGCGCCGCTTCGCAAAAATGATGCGCGACATCAAAAAACCAAAAGAGAAAAAGATACCAGCCCCAATCAGGCCCATCGCACGGAGAACTTAAATGGCCGACGAAAACAGACTCAATTCCATTCTGTGTAAGTTTGACGCAGACTGGATGGCGAGCGATGAAGCCAGAACCGAGGCGACAAATGACCTGTATTTTAGCCGAGTGTCGCAATGGGATGACTGGCTATCAAACTACACCACCCTGCAATATCGCGGACAATTCGATGTTGTTCGCCCGGTGGTCAGGAAACTGGTCGCAGAGATGCGCCGGAACCCTATCGACGTTCTATTCAGACCAAAAGACGGCGCTAATCCTGATGCTGCCGATGTGTTGATGGGAATGTATCGTACTGATATGCGCCATAACACGGCAAAGATTGCTGTTAACGTTGGCGTTCGTGAGCAGATAGAGTCTGGCGTTGGTGCATGGCGTCTGGTCACGCAGTACGAAGACAACGATCCAACAAGCAACAATCAGGTAATCCGACGCCTGCCAATCCATGAAGCCTGCTCACACGTCATATGGGACGCAAACAGCAAGCAGATGGATAAGAGCGACGCTAAGCATTGCACGGTGATTAACGCCTTGTCGCGCAATGGCTGGAAAGAGTTCGCAGAGGATTACGGTATTGATCCGGACGCCTTGCCATCTTTCCAGAATCCGAACGATACATGGCTGTTTCCGTGGGTATCGAATGATGTCGTCTACGTCGCTGAGTATTACGAGGTCGAAGAGAAGAAAGAGAAAGTCTTCATCTATCGCGACCCGCTGACAGGTGAGCCGGTCAGCTATTACCAGCAGGATATTAAAGACGTTATCGACGACCTGGCTAATCGTGGATTCATTAAGGTAGCAGAGCGCAAGGTGAAGCGTCGGCGTGTGTATAAGTCGATCATCACCTGCACGCAGATACTGAAAGACCGAGAGAAGATAGCCGGAGAGCATATCCCAATCGTTCCAGTGTATGGCGAATGGTCATTTGCTGGTGACAAGGAGTGCTACGAAGGCGTGGTAAGGCTGACGAAAGACGGCCAACGCCTTCGTAACATGATCATGTCATTCAACGCCGATATTGTTGCTCGGTCACCGAAGAAGAAACCGACCTTCTTCCCTGAGCAAATAGAAGGCTACGAATACATGTACGGTGGAAATGACGACTATCCGTACTATCTGCAGAACAGGACCGATGAAAACGGTAACGACCTGCCGATTGGTCCAATCTCCTACATGGAAAACCCTGAAGTGCCGCAAGCCAACGCTTACATGCTTGAGGCAGCCACTAACGCAGTGAAAGAGGTGGCTAGTCTTGGCGTGGATGCGCAGGCGGCAAATGGTCAGGTCGCTTTCGATACCGTCAATCAACTGAACATGCGGGCAGACCTTGAGACATACGTGTTTCAGGATAACCTGGCTACCGCAATGCGACGTGATGGCGAGATTTATGCCTCAATGGTCAATGATATTTATGACGTTCCTCGTCATGTAACGCTGACACTTGAAGATGGAAGCGAGAAAGACGTTCAACTCTATGCGCAAGTTGTCGATTACCAGTCCGGCAATGTGGTCACACTCAACGATATTCGCGGTCGCTATGAGTGCTATACAGACGTCGGACCATCCTTCCAGAGCATGAAGGAACAGAATCGCGCAGAGATTCAGGAGTTGCTAACCAAGGTTCCGCAAGGTACTCCAGAGTTCCAGATGCTGATGCTGCAATACTTCACGCTGCTTGACGGTAAAGGCGTCGAGATGATGCGAGAGTACGCGAACAAGCAACTGGTGATGATGGGGCTGAAGAAACCAGAAACACCTGAAGAGATGGAGATGGTACAACAGGCGCAACAGCAGCCGCAGCAGCCATCAGCAGAGCAAATTCAGGCGCAGGGTATCCTTCTGCAAGGTCAGGCTGAATTGCTCAAGGCAGAGAACCAACAGGCGCAGATTCAGGTTGAAGCTGCCAAGGTTGAAGCCCAAAACCAGCTCAACGCCGCGAAGATTGCAGAAATCTTCAACAATATGGACCTCGACAAGCAGGCAGAACTGCGTGAGTACCTCAAGCTCGTAGGTCAATTCCAGCAACAGCGCAGCAAAGATGCTCGTGCTAACGCTGAGCTGCTTCTTAAAGATGCAGACCAGACTCATTCACAACGCATGGATTTCGCGAATCTTATGCGTCAAGTTCAAATCCCCTCCGGCGGAGTAGCCGAGACACCTCAATAAGAGAGAGTTAATCATGGACCAAACCACCGACATTCAGGCTTCTGAAGAATTAACCCTGCCCGGCAATCATGCAGCGGCATCTGCTGATGGCTTAGTTGTCGATAATGCCAACGACAACGCAGGTCAGGAAGAAGGCTTCGAGATTGTCCTGAAAGACGATGAGAAACCAAAACAAGACCCGGCAACTAATGCTGAATTTGCCCGTCGCCGCATCGAACGCAAACGCCAGCGTGAGCTTGAGCAGCAGATGGAAGCGGTTAAGCGAGGGGAGTTGCCGGAGCACCTGCGGGTGAACCCTGAGTTACCAAAACAACCAGACCCTAACGATTATCTTTCCGAAGACGCACTGGCTAAGTACGACTATGACCAGAGCCGCGCACTGGCTGCCTTCCAGCAGGCAAACAGTGAATGGCAGATCAAGGCTATGGACGCACGAAGCCAGGCTGTCGCCGAGCAGGGCCGCAAAACTCAGGAGTTCACCCAGCAATCAGCGCAATACGTCGAGGCAGCCCGTAAGCACTACGACGCAGCGGAAAAGCTCAATATCCCTGACTATCAGGAGAAAGAGGACGCATTCATGCAACTGGTGCCGCCAGCAGTCGGTGCCGACATCATGCGCCTCTTCCCGGAGAAATCCGCTGCACTCATGTATCACCTTGGTGCTAATCCTGAGAAAACACGCCAGTTGCTGGCGATGGACGGGCAATCCGCGCTGATTGAACTCACTCGACTGTCAGAACGTTTAACTCTCAAGCCTCGAGCCAAGCCTGTTTCAGAAGCCCCGTTACCTGATGAACCCATTCAGGGGCACGCTGTTGCTGCAAATATCTCTGCGATTGAAAAGCAGATGGAAGCGGCAGCAAACAAAGGGGATGTAGAGACGTACCGCAAGCTCAAGGCGCAACTGAATAAAGGAATTCGATAATGGCATTAAATGAAGGTCAACTGGTCACATATGCTCTGGATGAAATCATCGAAACCGTCCAGAACCTGACGCCAATGGCGTCCAAAGTGACAAAATACACCCCTCCGGCAGAATCCATGCAACGTTCAAGCAACACCGTGTGGATGCCTGTTGAGCAGGAAGCGCCAACTCAGACTGGATGGGATTTAACTGGCAACGCTACCGGTATTCTGGAACTGTCCGTGAAATGCAACATGGGCGATCCAGATAACGATTTCTTCGAGCTTCGTGCAGATGACCTGCGTGATGAGCGTTCTTACCGTCGCCGCATCCAGGCATCCGCCAAAAAACTGGCGAATAACATTGAGTCAGCAATTGCCAAACAGGCAACTGAAATGGGCTCGCTTGTTGTTCACGATACCCGCGCAATTGGTCCATCTACTGGCCTGTCTGGTTGGGATTTTGTGTCTGATGCAGAGCGCCTGATGTTCTCCCGCGAACTCAACCGCGACATGGGCATCAGTTACTTCCTGAACCCTGACGATTACCGCAAAGCAGGCCGCAACCTGGTAGATGGCGACATCTTCGGGCGAGTTCCTGAAGAAGCGTATCGCAACGGTACTATTCAGCGTCAGATTGCTGGCTTTGATGAAATTCTTCGCTCACCGAAACTTCCGGCAGTTACCAAGTCAACCGCTACTGGTGTAACTGTTTCTGGTGCGCAGAAGTTTAAGCCGCAGGCATACACCCTTGATACCGATGGTAACAAAGAGAACGTCGACAACCGTGTTGCAACGGTGACCGTATCCTCCACCACCGGATTTAAGCGCGGCGACAAAATCAGCTTCACTGGTGTGAAGTTCCTGTCTCAGATGGCGAAGAATGTGCTGACTGATGACGCGACTTTCTCAATCACCCGTGTGATCGATAGTACTCACATCGAAATCACGCCGAAGCCGATTGCGCTGGATGACGCGTCACTGACAAAAGAAGAGAAGGCTTACGCTAACGTAAACACCTCTCTTGCTGATACCACTCCGGTAAACGTTCTGAACGTGGCAACAACCACCGCTAACGTGTTCTGGGCTGATGACTCAATCCGTCTGTTGTCTCAGCCGATCCCGGTAACCCATGAACTGTTTGCTGGCATGAAAACGTCTTCCTTCAGCATTCCAGGCATTGGTGTTAACGGCATCTTCGCAACGCAGGGTGATATCAACACTCTGTCTGGTAAGTGCCGTATTGCTGTGTGGTATTCAGCATGTGCTGTACGACCAGAGGCAATTGGTGTTGGTCTGCCTAACCAGACTGCGTGATAACCAGAGGGAGCTTCGGCTCCCTTTTTTATCTGGAGACAAGCATGACACACATGATCTTTCGTCATGGCGACATGAAGAAGTGGAAAGGCGTTGGCTACGACTTTGAAATCGTGAAAGCCGAAGAGATTAAGGAATATCTGGATGCTGGTTGGTTTGCACATCCCGATGACCTTCTGAAGGATGCTGCAGAGCCAGAGCCAGAGCCAGAGCCAGAGCCAGAGCCAGAAGAAAAACAGCGTAAAAAGCCTGGTCGAAAACCTAAGGCGGCAGCAGATGAACCTGACAACGAAGGGTGATTTAGTTCTTGCGGCATTACGTAAGCTCGGTGTGGCATCAAATGCCACGTTAACCGATGTCGAACCGCAGTCCATGGAAGATGGCGTCAATGACCTTGAAATGATGATGGCTGAATGGCTTGGCGGTGATGCGTCACCAGGTATCAACGTTGGCTACATTTTCGCTGATGCAGATGTCGCTCCAGATCCTGGCGATGAACACGGCTTATCAAATAACGCTATCAATGCCGTCATTTTCAACCTTGCCTGCCGCATTGCTCCGGATTATGCGCTGGAAGCGTCTGCAAAACTTATAACCACTGCCAGATACGGGAAAGAGCGACTCGTCAAACTGTCTGCAATGGACAGAGCAAAAGCCGCAAAATGTAAGTCCGGTTATCCAAACCGTATGCCTGTTGGCAGTGGAAACCAGTTGGCGAAGTGGAACGGTTGGAATTACTTCCACCGAAAGGAACCTTGCGATAACGGGAGCGAATAATGCCGATTCAGCAACTTCCGCTTATGAAAGGTGTCGGCAAAGACTTTCGAAACGCCGACTATATCGACTATCTGCCAGTGAATATGTTGGCTACACCCAAAGAAATCCTGAACAGCAGCGGATATCTTCGCTCATTCCCGGGCATTGCCAAACGTTCTGATGTGAACGGCGTATCGCGAGGCGTCGAATACAACATGGCGCAGAATGCTGTTTATCGCGTGTGTGGTGGCAAACTGTATAAGGGCGAAAGTGAGGTCGGTGATGTTGCCGGAAGTGGTCGCGTATCAATGGCGCATGGTCGAACATCACAGGCGGTAGGCGTTAATGGTCAACTGGTCGAGTATCGCTATGATGGCACGGTTAAAACCGTCTCAAACTGGCCTACAGACAGCGGATTCACGCAGTATGAGTTAGGCTCAGTCCGCGACATTACGCGCTTACGTGGGCGTTATGCGTGGTCAAAAGACGGAACTGATTCATGGTTCATCACTGACCTTGAAGATGAATCACATCCTGACCGATACAGCGCACAATATCGTGCCGAGTCTCAGCCGGACGGCATCATCGGTATCGGGACATGGCGAGACTTCATCGTCTGCTTTGGTTCATCGACTATTGAATATTTCTCCCTTACTGGCGCAACCACCGTTGGTGCCGCTTTGTATGTCGCACAACCATCGCTGATGGTGCAGAAAGGTATTGCCGGAACCTACTGCAAAACGCCATTCGCTGATTCTTATGCGTTCATCAGCAATCCGGCAACGGGTGCGCCGTCTGTATACATCATCGGCTCTGGTCAGGTATCACCAATCGCCAGCGCGAGCATTGAGAAAATCCTTCGTTCCTACACTGCTGATGAACTGGCTGATGGTGTGATGGAGTCTCTGCGATTTGATGCGCATGAGCTGCTAATTATCCATCTTCCGCGCCATGTTCTGGTGTACGACGCATCTTCAAGCGCCAATGGTCCGCAATGGTGTGTGCTGAAAACAGGCCTGTATGACGATGTGTACCGCGCTATCGACTTCATTTACGAAGGCAATCAGATAACGTGCGGCGATAAGCTGGAGTCCGTGACCGGGAAATTGCAGTTCGATATCAGCAGCCAGTACGACAAGCAACAGGAACATCTGCTGTTTACTCCGCTGTTCAAAGCGGATAACGCAAGAGTGTTCGACCTTGAGGTTGAATCGTCAACTGGTGTTGCGCAGTACGCCGACCGCCTGTTCCTCTCTGCAACCACTGACGGCATCAATTACGGGCGTGAGCAGATGATTGAGCAGAATGAACCGTTCGTTTACGACAAGCGTGTTTTGTGGAAACGAGTCGGGCGCATCAGGAAAAATGTCGGCTTCAAATTGCGCGTTATCACGAAGTCACCTGTCACTCTGTCTGGCTGCCAGATAAGGATTGAGTAATGGCTGATTCGAATCTCAATGAGCCGGTAACAATTCAGGCTACACGACTCGATACATCAATCCTTCCACGCAATATATTCAGCCAGTCTTACCTGCTGTATGTCATAAATCAGGGAGCTGATGTCGCTGCAATTGCTGGGAAGGCAAATCAGGCTGGTCAGGGCGCTTACGATGCCCAGGTAAAAAACGATGAACAGGATGTCGAACTGGCTGATCACGACGCAAGAATCACCGCAAACACAAAAGCGATAAATCTACTTGAGGTCAGGTTAACAACTGCCGAAGGGAAGATAGTCGTACTGCGTAGCGATGTTGATTACTTGCTGGATGAGGTTATCGATATTCAGGCGCATCTGGTCACTGTTGACCAAAGACTGGATGACGTAGAAAACGATGTCTCTGGCATTAAGAGTGATTACGTATCGAAAACCGTAACCGAATCGCAGTCTCTTGCGTCACCGCTGGATGTAAAAACATCATATTCAGTTGATGGAATTCAGGTTGTTGGAGCAAGAAATACCGGATGGACTGCAGCCACAGGTACACCTCTTCTTGGCTCATTCAACGCTAACCAGTCATATACGGTCGGCACTACGTACACACAATCCGAAGTCGCGGCTCTCGCTACAGGTTTGCAGCAGGCGCGGCAGCGTATTCTGGCGCTTGAAACAGCACTTAGATTACATGGGCTGATTGACTGATGATTACATTCAAACCAACGCGAAACATCGACCTGATAGAAGCCGTAGGAAATCACCCTGACATTATCGCTGGTAGCAACAACGGTGATGGATACGACTACAAACCTGAATGCCGTTACTTTGAGGTGAACGTGCACGGGCAGTTCGGCGGAATTGTTTACTATCAGGAGATTCAGCCGCTAACCTTTGATTGCCACGCCATGTACCTGCCAGAGATTCGTGGATTCAGCAAGGAAATCGGGCTGGCGTTCTGGCGATACATTCTGACTAACACCACCGTTCAGTGCGTCACATCGTTCGCTGCGCGCAAATTCCGCCACGGTCAGATGTACTGCGCAATGATTGGTCTTAAGCGTGTAGGAACCATCAAGAAATACTTCAAAGGCGTGGATGACGTGACGTTTTACAGCGCCACACGCGAAGAACTAATCGACTTCCTGAATCACGGGAGATAGCCATGTTATATGCATTTAAGCTGGGCAGAAAACTGCGCGGCGAGGAACCTTATTGCCCTGAAAAAGGCGGGAAAGGTGGCTCCGATAAAAGCGCAAAGTATGCAGCAGAAGCTCAGAAGTATGCCGCAGACCTGCAAAATCAGCAGTTCAACACCATCATGAACAACCTGAAACCGTTTACTCCTCTGGCTGAGAAGTATGTCGGCAGCCTCGAGAACTTATCGTCTCTGGAGGGGCAAGGTCAGGCGCTTAACCAGTATTACAACTCTCAGCAGTACAAAGACCTTGCAAGTCAGGCTCGTTATCAGAGTCTGGTGGCAGCGGAAGCAACGGGTGGATTAGGTTCCACCGCAACCAGTAATCAGTTAGCAACAATCGCACCAACTCTTGGCCAGCAATGGCTATCTGGACAAATGAACAACTACCAGAATCTGGCAAATATTGGTCTTGGCGCTCTTCAGGGACAGGCAAACGCCGGGCAAACATATGCCAACAACATGAGCCAGATTTCACAGCAAAGCGCGGCACTGGCGGCGGCAAACGCTAATAGACCTTCCGGCCTTCAATCTGCAATAGGCGGGGCTGCCTCTGGAGCAATTGCTGGAGCACAGCTTGGCAGCATTGTACCTGGTATTGGTACTGGTATTGGTGCCGCTGTTGGCGGCGGTCTTGGTCTGCTTGGTTCACTGTTTTAAGGGGTAATCAATGGCTACGTGGCAACAGGGTATTAATTCTGGTGGTTTTCTGGCTGGCATCGGTACGCAAAACGAGAATGCACCAAAGGCAAGCGACATTAACGCAACGCTTGGTCTGATCCGCGAAAACAATGAGTTGGCTCGCTCAGGTGCAAATAACGTTGGTCTGACCGCGTTACGTGGTCTGGCTGGAGTTGCTGATATTTACAATCAGGAACAGCAACAGAAAGCGATTAGTGCATTCAATAAGGTTCACGCTGATGCATGGGCTTCTGGTGATCCATCGGGACTATTTAAGTTTGCCCAGGAAAATCCAGCGTTTGTTGCACAGGCACAACAGGCATTTTCCGGTCTTAATGAGCAGCAACGCAACGATATGGGCGATTTAGCCATGAGAGCTAACGTCGCTCTTTCTCAGGGACCGGAAGCCTACAGTAAATTCATTACTGACAACAAGGACAGGTTAAATCACGTGGGTGCGAATGCTGACTGGATGATTCAGGCTGGTATCCAGAATCCAGAGCAGCTATCACACATGCTGACTACTATGACGCTAGGGGCGCTTGGACCAGAAAAGGCGTTTGCTGTTCAGGACAAGATGGCTGGTCGTGAAATTGACCGAGGCAGGCTGGCAGAGACAATCCGCAGCAATCAGGCTGGTGAAGCACTAACAGCGCGTGGTCAGAACATCACGATGCGCGGTCAGGATTTAGCGATGCAGAGAGCATCAATGAAAGGGGCTGTTGGGAATAATGAGCGCACAGTTCAACTAGCAGACGGAAGAACTGTAACCGTAGGCGGGAAGCTTCATGGTGCTGGTGCTAACGCGTTCTACGAAGGTATAGACAATGAGGGGAACATGGTTCGCGTTCCTGCTGGCTCTATTGCCGCTCCGGCCACGTCGGCAGCAAGCGCGCAGAATTACGCAATGAAGAAAGATCTTGATGCAATTTCTGGTGCATCAATTGACGATCTTGGCTTCATGACTGGCATTACAGGCTCTTCAGGTTCTCCTGCTCTTGGTGCAGATATTCGTAGCCGTGCATCTGGTGGTTATCAGAGGAAACTATACAACGCTGCACAGCGAATCCAAGGAAAGATGCAGAATCAGGGCATTGCAGCAGCCAGAGACATGGGGGCATCTGGTATCAACACCGTTGCAGAAGCAAAGATGTATTTTCAAGGTATGCCACAGGTTGATTTCTCAAGCCCTGAAGCACTACAACAATCAATGCGCGACATTCAGCAATATACCGACAATTACAACCAGCAATATAACGTTAATGTCGGTAATGGCGGGGAAAAATCATCAAGGCAACAGCCAGCTACTCAGCAATCAGCAGGAGGTAGCTACACGTCAAAATCAGGCATTCAATTTACGGTGGAATGATGAAAGTAACTGCAAACGGTAAGACATTTACCTTCCCTGATGGTACGAGCACGGAAGATATTGGCACCGCCATTGATGAGTATTTTGCTGGTCAGGCTGTTCAGCAACAAACAGTTAATCAGGCCAATAATGAACCAGCACGTGAAGAACCATCATTGATGCAACAAGCTGGCGATTTGCTCACTGGTGGTCAAAGTGCAGGGCAAATTGCTGAACAGGCTGGTCGCGGTCTGGTAAACATACCATTTGACGTATTGCAGGGTGGCGCAAGTCTGATTAATGCAATCAGCCAGGGGCTTGGTGGCCCCAAGGTTTTGGATGATGTTTATCGTCCAGTAGACAGACCGACAGACCCCTACGCTCAAGCTGGAGAAACAATTGGCGGGTATTTAGTTCCAGGAGTTGGAACGGCAGGAAGCATGGCTATTGGATCACTGGCAGAGGCCGCAAATCAGAAAGGCGATTTCGCACAAAATGCAGCTAAAAATGCCGGAGTTAACCTTGCCGCTCAGGGTGTTCTTTCCGCAGCAGCAAAGGGAATAGGGCGTGGAATTACTGCTGTTCGTGGCGAAATATCACCCGCAGATCAGCAATTGCTCAAGCGTGCCGCTGCGGCAGATGTACCAGTTATGACATCGGATGTAGTTCCGCCAAAAACAAAACTTGGCAATCAACTGCAGGGTTACTCAGAAGGAGTCATCGCTGGGACTGGACCAATGAGAGCCGCACAGCAGGATGCTAGAACCAAGCTTGTTAATCGCTTCACCGAAAAATACGGCGACTACGATCCATCTGTAGTAGTTGATAGTCTAAAGTCAGGCGTTGCAAGGGAAAAATCGTTAGCCAAGTCAAAACTAAACAACCTGTCAGGAAGAATGGTTGGAAAGCCAGTTGATACAAGTGGCGCCATAAGAGCTATAGACGGAGCAGTAAACGAACTTGGGAAACTTAAAGGTGTTTCTGACACCCAGACCATTTCTGCGCTTAATGATTATAAGAATGCCATTCAGGAGATAACAAATGGAGATGATGCCTTTGAGTTACTTGATAAGCTGAGAACTCAGTTCCGCATTGACGTAAAAGGCGATCGTACAGTTCTGCCATCAATGTCGCAAACAATGGTCGACAGGGTCTACAACTCGCTAACCAATAGCCTTAGTAAATCTATAGCGAAAGGACTTAGCCCAAAAGATGCTTCAGCATGGAGAGCAGGAAAAGCTGATTATGCAAAAATGGCAACACATGCAACTCAGACGCGCCTTAAAAACGTTCTAAACAAAGGAGATTTAACTCCCGAGGCTGTAAATACCATTGTTTATGGACAATATGGGTCAGATATAGCTCGATTGTACGGGAAACTCGATCAAAAAGGTAAAGACATGCTAAGGGCTGCATATATCAGCAAAATAGCTGACAAGGTAGGTGACAGCACTCAGAAAATGATGATCGAGCTTGGCAAGCTGCAAAAACAAGCAAATGGTCAGGTGTTTAAAACTGTATTTGGCGGGAAGAACGGAAAAGAGATAGAGGGAATGTTATCTATTCTCGATGCTACCAAAAGAGCATCTGAGGCTAATGTTGTGACGAAGACTGGCATGACACTCGCGCCTTTGGTAAGGGTTATTGGTAACCTAAAAACCGGAGGCGCGCTATTGGCTGGGGAAACAGGGATTGGCCTTATGTCTAGGGTTTATGAAAGCACTATGGCTAGGAATGCGCTCTTACGTCTGGCAAACACTAAAGCTGGAACGCCAGCTTATGAAAGAGCGTTAAGCAAAGCTGCAAATGTCATCAGACCGCTGCTTGCCACTGAGGTAACACAGCAGTGACTAAATGCCATGGATGGCTATTTCCCTAGCACATGAAACAATGTTTGCTTTAATTCCACCCATACAATTATGACCACTATAGACAGACAAAAGAAACTGAATGCATTGGCATCACGATCGAAACCTTCTCCGGCACTAAATCCGTAAAAGGTCATAAAAAATATAAAAATTGCGCACTTTGCAACGTTTATAAATTTTTTCTTCACGCCAACCTCCTTAGTTTTGTGCAGGATACCAGATGATTTGGAGTGAGATAAAGGTTTGTCCACTTTTGGCTATAGCTTTATGTATCCGTGACGGATGTAATTATCACGGATGCATAAAAATTATATTTTAGTGTAATCTCTGATCGTCTGAATCTTGTAAGAACTCCATGAGACTTTGAACCGGAATTGGTTCTATTGATGATAATGTGAACACAGGAATATTGAGACTTTTGCAACGCTCAAACACTCCCTTATCATGAGTCCATACCTCGTCAGCATTAATTGCTCTTGCAATTGCTATTATTTGTCTGTCAAACTTAATTTTGTTTGCTGTACCTTCTGTGCTAATTTTCCTTAATTCTTTTAATGTTGGTATCGATGCGCATTCAATAGCAGCCAACTCATCAAATGATACAGTCTCGAAGCATGATAACGATTTGATAACATTCAGTTTTTCTTGTTGGTAATCTTTATGGATTCCAACTAAAAACTCCGCCAATACAGGAGTTGGAACGATGATTGTCCCGTTCTTGTTATCTATCCGATCAACAAGAGCTTCTGCTCTTCTTTTGGCATCTGGAATCTCAGAACCAAGTATAGGGTCAGATAATCTATAATCGTGTTCTATATCTGATAGTAGGTATACCAGAATATTGGTATCTAAAATTACTCGCAATTTATCTTCCTCAGAGTCCTAAGGATTGAATCAACATCGCGTTCCTCGGACCACTGATCTCCAGGAACTTGCTTGATAGCATTAATAGCATCCTTGAGTGATGATTTTTTGAGCAATGCAAATGAAGTTATTTTTAGTTTCTTTAGCTCCCATTTGTTGTTCTTTTTTTCCCAGCACCCATCTCCTTTAACCCTAATATATTTGAATAGATGGGACCCAAGAGCTGCTGCCAAATCAGGGGTTGCCTCGCACTTGAATGTTTCACCGTTGACTCCCTCAATACGCACAGGTATTGAGTTGTCTTTTCCGCCAACACTGTATAGCCTTCCTTGAACTTCTGACGTTTTTGTTATGAGTAAAGGGATTGGCTCCTTTTTTACTCGCGGGAATGCGATAATGGTTGAGTGGTTTCGTCCGAGTAGTTTCGCTGAAAAACCATCATGTTCCAGTAAATTAACAATTTTTTGATACGCAGGTGATTTCTCTTTGGCTGAGAGAGAGGCCCTTGCTATGACAGCGTTATAACAAATATCATTATCGACCCATGCATTTAAGTCAGCCGATCCTTCACTTACACAGTCGAAGTGAACAGAATCTGCAGAACCGTATAGATCTACGAGAGCAGACATATACTTGACCAACTTAGCCATTGACAGCTGGCTAGGGGTGGTTCCGTCAAGTTTTAATGTGAGTCCATTGCTTTTTTTCATTTGTCATCACGCGAGCCAATATCGATATGGTTAACTGTACGTCATAAGCCTATAACTTACTTTTGCTATAAATATTTTTCAGCGTTTCAAAGACCATCTTCTTAACAACGTCAGATTGCTCATCCGCGACTCGCTCAGCTTCGTCTCGATAGCCTACAATTGATGATGGCTTTGAGAGAGCATCCTGAACGATTTGTAATAACTCAGAGTTCATTGACCTTCCGTTAGCCTCTGCTCTTAATTTCAATTTTTCTCTTACTTCCAAAGGCATACGGAAGTTAAAGTGCGGATCGTCTCTAGCCATGCCATCACCCCAAGTTAGTGTATTGACATGATAGAAGCACTCTACTATATTCTCAATAGGTCCACGGTGGACCCATGTTGTGAGGTGAATATGAAAGGAATGAGCAAAATGCCGCAGTTCAATTTGCGGTGGCCTAAAGAAGTATTGGATTTGGTGCGCAAGGTAGCTGAAGAGAACGGGCGATCTGTTAACTCTGAGATTTACAAGCGAGTGATGGACAGCCTGAAGAGAGAGGGGATAACGGTATGAAGGTATCTTATATAGATTGCGACTTCTGTCATGCATCCACATTGACAGATAAAGAAGCTGTTATGTTCACTAATATTGACAGGAAAGCTATTGGTTATCGAGAAGTCCACATCTGTAATAAGTGCATTGTTGATGCTTGGGAAGCACTAAACGGTAAAGATAAGAATTTTTATCTCAGAGCAACTGTAGAAGGTAGGCACTTTAAAGAAGTGAAAAGTTGAAGCCCCAACTGCGGTAACAGTCAGGGCTTCGGTTGTCAGTAAATCTTTGGAGAAAAACCAACATGAATAGTATAGCAATTTTAGAAGCAGTGAACACCTCTTACGTACCATTCAACGGTCATCAAATTATCACCGCCATGGCTGCCGGAATTGCATATGTTGCGATGAAGCCAATCGTTGAAAACCTTGGAATGAGCTGGTCAACGCAGCAAACAAAACTCATGAAGCAGATTAGCAAATTCAACTGTGTTCATATGAACATGGTTGCCGCTGATGGGAAGCTTCGTAAGCTACTCTGCCTTCCTTTGAAGAAGTTAAATGGATGGCTGTTCAGCATCAACCCTGAGAAAGTTCGTGCTGACATCCGCGATAAACTGATTCAGTACCAGGAAGAATGCTTTACTGTGCTGCATGACTACTGGACAAAGGGAGAGGCAGCAAATGCACGTAAGAAAACATCTGTTGATGACAGGACTCCGCTTCGTGATGCTGTAAATATGTTAGTCAGCAAAAAGCATCTAATGTACCCAGAAGCTTATGCAATGATTCATCAGCATTTCAATGTGGAAAGTATTGAAGAGCTTGATGCATCTCAGATACCGCTAGCCGTAGAGTACATCCACAGGGTAGTGCTTGAAGGTGAGTTCATTGGCAAACAAGAGAAGAAAGCAAACGAGCTTTCTGCAAAAGAAGCAAACAGCCTTGTATGGTTATGGGATTATGCCAACCGTTCACAGGCATTATTCCGCGAACTGTATCCGGCGCTAAAACAAATTCAATCGAACTATTCCGGCAGATGCTACGACTACGGTCATGAGTTCTCGTATGTTATCGGAATGGCGAGAGACGTTTTAATCAATCACACACGAGATGTTGATATCAATGAGCCAGACGGACCAACGAATCTTTCCGCATGGATGAGACTGAAGAATAAAGAATTACCTCCTTCAGTACATAACTACTGACAGATAACCAACGCAACGACCCAGCTTCGGCTGGGTTTTTTTATGCCCAAAATTCACCGTAGCCATGCTGCGGCGATTCCTTGTATCTGGAGCAAATTAAATGACAGACATTACAGCCAATGTTGTAGTGAGCATGCCTTCGCAACTCTTCACTATGGCGCGTTCTTTTAAAGCCGTAGCTAATGGCAAAATTTATATCGGTAAAATTGACACTGACCCGGTAAATCCTGATAACCAGATTCAGGTCTATGTTGAGAACGAAGATGGCTCTCACGTTCCTGTTGCACAGCCAATCGTCATCAATGCCGCAGGGTATCCAGTATATAACGGACAGATTGCCAAGTTCGTAACTGTGCAAGGCCATTCTATGGCTGTTTATGATGCGTATGGTACGCAGCAGTTCTATTTTCCGAATGTGCTGAAGTATGACCCTGATCAGCTACGGCAGCAATTAGAAGACCCGGATGGAGCTAAAAAATATCCTGAATTGCAGATATCTCGGTGGAGGGACGATTGTGATGTAAGAGGGTGGGGGGCAAAAGGCGATGGTATAACAGATGATACATCTGCATTGATCCTGGCTGCAGAATATGCACGAGAATCATCCAGAACATTACGAGCGGAAGGTAATTTTATTATTACGGAGACATTAAATCTTCGTAATGTCAGCCTCGAAATGACCAATGCTGTTTTTACCATATCCCACTCAGGAATAGGAGTATTGCTTGGCGGGAATGCATCAAACCCTAACAACCCAAAGCAAAACTTCGGAGCGATTATCAGAAATTCTGGCATTTCATCTGAAACGACACCGGATATTCGTATTATCGGGGCAAAAGGGCAGCATATTAACATTGAGCGTTGCGACTACTTACAGTTATATGCAAATTATAATGCTTCGGTGGCATCGACGGATTATTCAATAGCATACTCAACCTTTAACCTGAAAAAGGTCGATACAATTCATTTTCTTGGCGTTGAGAACGGATGGATAAATGAAAATTATTTTTATCTGAATCGTACGAATAATATCATTTTCGCTGATAATCCATATCATCATAACCACAATAAGTTTTATGGTGGAACTATGGAGGGGGAAGGTAAAATTGACATTCAAAGAGGTGATAACAATCACTTCTATGGGTTTCGTTTTGAACGATATCCATCATCCCCAACTAACCAACAGTTGATAATTAACTTTGGTGAATATACGTGGAATAACTCAATTGAAGCTACATGGCTTTCATCTCCTGCGTATACAAATGAGCCATACAATCCATCACCTTACACTTATGTCGAGGTAACTGATAATGGCAAGGGGAATGCAGTATTTCATATTCAGGAAAATATATCCGATGAAGTAACATTGTTTTCTTTAAATGCTAACACCCCATTTATATCTAGTGCTAACAATGGAGAGGTTGGTGCATTAGCATATCAAACGGATGTTGATGGTTTATATAATATCCGTCACCTGGTTTCTTCTAAGTTTGCTTTTATGAGGAATTTTGGGCTCTTATGGGAATCTGGAGATATACCTGTAAGAAATGGTGATATGTTTACATTCTCAGCAGATGCGGCATCGTTTCGTATTTACCTATATGCATTAGATAGAGATGGGAATGTCATAACCTCACAAACAGAAGCCATAACTTCTTCTATGCAATGGGATTCTGCCAACCATAGGTATGCCACTGCTGTTAATATTTCTTCAATTAAGATCAGGATTAATAATGAAGGAGTTCCAGTTAGTGCAGTTCGTTTAGCTGTGTATTCTGGTGGTAATGTAGTGAATACTGCATTTTCATGGCTATGCTTAACTGGGAGATATTACAAAAATAGCACATCCTTGCCAAGGAAAAGTAAAAATACTTTTACTTTAAAACAAGGGAAAGCAATTACTTATTATAGTGATACTGATATTAGTATGGCTAACATTGGTTCAGGAATTACCTGTTATAAAACCGATTTATCTGAACTCAAAATTAATCTTGTAAGGGGCAGGTATGTAGTGAAATCGATTTCAGGTAGTGAAATATATGTATACCAAGGAACAATCACTTATTACCCTCCATTCAGTGATATCAAATTGGTATATACGGATGGGATTGAAAATAAATTATTAGATGTGCAAAGCATCTCTTCAGGAAAGATTACTCTTGCAGATACAGTACCATCAGCTATATCTGCAGGCGATTTTGTAGATGTTATTGTTACAAAGACGAAATCTATTTTATGATGTGTTTATTTATCCTTATGTTAAAGGAGTGATAATGGATATAACACCCTTCCTTCATGCGCTTTGTGCTGTTGTCGCACAGATACTGGTTGGTCTTTTTACCGGAAACTGGGTTTACGGAGCGATAGCCGGCTGTACGTTCTTCATTGCGCGTGAACACACCCAGGCAGAATATCGCTGGATTGAAATGTTCGGACATGGCAAGCGGATTAACATGCCGTGGTGGGGCGGTTTTGACCCACGCGCGTGGGATGTAGCAAGTCTGATGGATTTTTCTGTGCCGGTGGTGGCGTGTCTGCTGGTCTGGCTGTTGAGCCGTTAAACATAAGAATCCGCAGTGTCTTGCCATGACAAGTTACAGCGGATGGCTGGTGAACTATCGATAGTGCGAGTATTGAATGATTTCCAGCCGTTACTGATTGTACGCATTTTTGTATGAGAGGATTTGCACCACCTCGCATTGACCATCCATGACTGTACGCCACTATCTCTAGGACTGCTATGTGACAGCAGCAGACAATGCTGACATCCCTGTGCACCAATCAACACGGAGCAAGCCAGTCAGTTTATGAACGGAGTGAGTTGTCAAAAGTTGTTGCCTGCTTCCATTGGCATCGGAAATTTTTGAGTGTGCACACTCTAAGCTACTGTTGCTTCATAAGGTTGTATTGATATTACTGATACATTAGGTTATGTTTGAGAGACAACATTAAGGATTATTTTTACTTTTTGTTTACGACAAATATTATATAATTTTATTAATAACTCTATTTAGTAAGGTATGGTTATGAAATTGTATTCTGAAAGCTCAGATGAAAAAGATGCATTATATCTGCTTTCTTATATCAATGATGTTATTTTGCCTGCTTCAGTCGATTTTTTTGAAAAACTAGAAGATAATTCCTTGAGATTGCATCACGTTTTTTCATTTAATGCAATTCTTGCTCATGCGACAGATTATATAGTTTATATCGTTAACAAAAAAAACAGCATAAAAAGGATTGATTTCCTGAAAGGTTTTGATGAAAGATACTCTGTAGATGGTTGTTGTTTTATTAATAATAAATTTGAACTTTTAGATGCTGTGAATAATTCCTTTAAGCATGTTGAGTTAAAAAAGGAACGATATCCTGAACTGATAAAAAGATATGGCGATCTATCATTCCATTGCTTGAAAGAAGATTCTGGAAAAGTTTTTTTTAGAACGTCTGGATATCAATTTGATTATTCTAGAGTGGTTCTAAGACCAATTGCTAAAATATTCGATTGTGGACTCAAAGATAATAATGATGTTGATGATTTTATAAACGGAAGAATATTTGGGAGTTGTGGTTATGGACATTTTCTATATGACTATGAACCATATGATTCAATTGATAGAATGATAGACTACTGTAACGCACAATGTATGGATTGTGGTGAGTATGCGGATGACTGCGATTGTCATAATTATGAATACAATAAAGAAAAAGGCAAATATAATCCTGACTTAGATCCTAACTTCGATTTTGATGATGTTATGTCAAATATTAGTGGCACAAGGGAATGGAGTAAGTAATATTTTTTCTAAAAGGTACATTGATTGATGGAATGATTAGGCTTTTATTCTAGAGCGATTTAATGGCATCTTTGAGCAGGTGATAGGCGGTACAAAATGATTGATGAACCATTACCGGACGATTGAAGAAACATTTAAGCAGGTGCTCAAAGAAGTATTCGAGACGTTGGTGTGAAGGCTGATGTTGATGTTAATTTAAAACTCCCCACGGTTCTATTAAAGTAGATAATACTTGCTATTGATGTAAGGAGTGTAGGTGCCCGCTATTCGCTCACATCGGATCTTTAGTGGCACATAGCTGTCTGCTATTTGCTAGGAGCGTACGCTGTTATTTTCGTTGTCCATGTCCGATAACGCAAAATTTTATTTAGTAGATTCACGGGGGGGGTGGCGGGTACTTTCATGACTGGTTGGGGAGTAAATGTAAATTAGAGGGCTGATATAAAACAGTCCGGAATGTAGGGGTATCATCCTACCAATCGAATCAGAACTACTAAGGAAAATAAGGCAATGACTAAACATATTATGCACCCCGACCATGTCGCTGAGATTTGCAGCCAAATCAAAAAATCAAACAACAGAGATTTTATCTATGATAGCTTTCGCCAATTGCTAAGCCAGTTGCCGATGGGATTTCATGATGTAACCGCCACGACTGTATGGCGATCGAGGAAAACTGATGTGGCCCACCAGGAAGGGTTCGATCATGTTACCGATATTATTTATCCACCTGCGCAGTATGCCAAAACCGGAAGGCTAAATACGGATGGGGTGTCTATTTTATACGCATCTATCAGCAATCATGGATGCCTGGCAGAAATAGGAGCCCAGCCGGGGGATAAAGTGCATGTGTCCGCATTCACCCTGAAACCAGAGCAGAGACTGCATTGCGGCTTTTTTGGCGATATTGTTAGGGCACATAAATGGAGTAGCGAAGATTTTACACAGGTACAAAAAATCCTTGAGCCGTATACGGAAGCGCAAAAAACCAGTATTTTCATGATAGACAGTTTCCTTGCTGAAACACTTGCTGATAGCCGAGCGAAGGAAAACCATTACCTGCATACCACAACACTTGCTGATGTCATCCGCAATGGGAAAAATGCGTTGGATGCTATCGTTTATCCTGGAGTGGAGTCCTCCGGCGCCAAGAACTATGCAATCCACTGCGACGCAATGATTAAATTCAATATTGCAGATATGTACCTGCTAGAGATAACCAAAAAGCATCCCTACGGGCTGTATGAATGGCGGATACTTAAGCAATTAGAAAGCTATGATGATGGCCGAATTATCTGGAAAGAGCCATGCTGTGCGAATGTTGCATGATGTGTTGCTGCGCGAGGAAAGGTATATGATATTTCTTTTGAGTGCTGTCAGCAGCACTCAATAACTGCGCATAATTGTAGATCCTGTAGAGTGAACTCAGTCCGGATTGTTCTATCTGAGCAATCGTTAAACCACTTGGTAAGGCTGGTTCCCGCTTCTCGCTCATAACAGACATTCACTTCAGTTATGGCAGAAAGGTATGCGTGCTTGGTGTGGGGAAGCAGTGAAAGAAAAAGAAGACTGCTGCGCCATTTGTCGTCACTGCTATCTTCTTATTGCTTATGAAGGTCGTAGTGAGGCACACAAAGCTTTGCGAATTACAAGGCCTTGTGCTTCTCTGGAGTGCGACAGGTTTGATGACAAAAAATTAGCGCAAGAAGACAAAAATCACCTTGCGCTAATGCTCTGTTACAGGTCACTAATACCATCTAAGTAGTTGATTCATAGTGACTGCATATGTTGTGTTTTACAGTATTATGTAGTCTGTTTTTTATGCAAAATCTAATTTAATATATTGATATTTATATCATTTTACGTTTCTCGTTCAGCTTTTTTATACTAACTTGAGCGAAACGGGAAGGTAAAAAGACAAAAAGTTGTTTTTAATACCTTTAAGTGATACCAGATGGCATAGCGCCATCTGGCAGAGTGA